GGTGTGGACGGTGATTTCGCCGCCACCGATCCGGCCGACGATCTGATCGACCTGATCTATGCGCCCAAGGCCGCCTATCGCGCCAATGGCCGCTTCGTGATGAACCGCCGCACGGTGTCCGCGGTGCGCAAGTTCAAGGACTCCAATGGCGATTACATCTGGCAGCCCTCGCTCAGTGCCGGGGGCGAAGCGACGCTGCTCGGCTATGCGGTCACCGAAGCGGAAGACATGCCGGACATCGGCTCGGACGAATTCGCCATCGCGTTCGGCGACTTCGAGAAAGGCTATCTGATTGTCGACCGGCAGGGCATCCAGGTGCTGCGCGACCCGTATTCGGCCAAGCCCTACGTCCTTTTCTACACCACCAAGCGCGTCGGCGGCGGGGTGCAGAATTTCGACGCCATCAAGCTCTTGAAGTTCGGCGTGTCGTAAGGCCTGCCGGAGGTTGCCCGGCCGGGTGCGCCCCTCCACCCGGCCGGGTGGCTACCCTTCATCGAGCTCAGCAGCACGCTCGACTAGCCGCTCCAAGTAACGAAGCGCGGTATCAGCAAGAATGTCGGCACAGAAAAAGTGTTCGAGCTTGTCACCATCGTGCTCACCCGGAACCTCAACCCATGCTTTTGCCCGCCCATCGAAGACTGGTCCAACGGCAAGATGGGGACCGATAATCGCGGCGGCGATCGGTTCGCCTGTTGGCTTTCCAGTTTCCTTGTCGACCCGCTGAACTTGCCCAACGTCCCTGCTGCCAAACGGCAAATGCCGGTTATCAGATTTTCGAACTGAAACTGGCGTAATGCCGTGCTGATCCGTGTTTCGAGCCCGATGCAGGTAATTCAGAAGCAAATCAGTTTTGCGTTCGTGTTTCACGGTGGCGAACCAGTCGCGGGAAAGCTCACTTTCTTTGGAACCTTGTTCGAGCTTCGAAAAGACAGCTGCCGACGCGACGAGAAAATCGATCCACGCGTCCTCCGCTTCGTCGAATGATTTCGCGCTTTTCAATTCTGTCGCTGCTCGAGTTGCACGCTGAAGCCGACGTCGTGCTGCCTCAACTGCCTCGGTCTTCATTCATTCGCTCCGGGTTTCACTGACACCACGGAACTTTACGAGGAATCGACATGACCCTCCAACTCGTCACGCCGCCGGCGGTCGAGCCGGTGACGCTCGCCCAGGCGAAAGCCTATGTGCGCGCCGGATACGACGCCGAAGATGATCTGATCCTACAACTTGTCCGCGCCGCGCGCGAGCGGGTCGAGGCCGAAACCGGCCGCGCGCTGATCACGCGCACCTACCGGGAGGTGCTGGACGACTGGGCGGTGCCGGGGCGGTTCGCGCCCCCGGGCCAGCTGCGCCTGCCCATGCCGCCGCTGATCGCGGTCAGCGGCATCGTGTTCCTCGACGCAGATGACGCCGAAACCGAATGGCCAGCGGACCGGTATGTCGTCGATATCGACGCTGATCCGGGACGGATCGCGGTGCGCGGACGGTCGACCTTTCCCCGCCCGCCGCGCGCGGTCGCGGGGATCCGTATCACCTTTGATGCCGGCTATGGCACGGAGCCCGAGGATGTGCCCTCGGCGCTGCGCGATGCGGTACTGCGCCTGACGGCAGAGGGGTATGCGCGGCGCGAGGCGGTCGGCAATTCGCCGCTGCCGCTTTCGGTCCAGGCGCTGCTCGCGCCCTACCGCCGGGTGCGGGTATGAGCGCGGAAGCCGCGTTTCAGGACGCGCTGATTGCACACCTGTCTGCCGATGCGGGCGTGGTGGCGCTGCTGGGTGATCCGCCGCGCGTGTTCGACGAGGAACCTGACGGGGCGGCGTACCCCTATGTCACCATCGGCCGAGGGGTGAGCGAGGACGCGGATGCGTCTGGCGCGCGGGTGATCGAGCACCGGCTGACCCTGCATGTCTGGGTGCGATATGGCGGGCGGCGCGAGGCAAAAACCGTCGTCGATGCCGTACGCGCGGCGGGACATGAGGCGGCGCTATCGCTCGCCGGAGGATGGCGCTGCGTCTTCTGCCGCTCGGTCTATGCCGATGCCTTCCGCACCCGCGACAGCCGCATCGCCCACGGCGTGATCCGCTTCCGGGCGATGCTGGAACAGATCAACTGAAAGGAACGATCATGACCGCCCAAAGCGGAAAAGACCTGCTGTTGAAAATCGGCGACGGGGGGAGCCCTGAAAGCTTCGCGAGCGTCGCGGGGCTGCGCGCCAAGTCGATCACGCTGAACGCCCGCACGGTGGACGCCACGAATGCCGACAGTCCGGGGGCGTGGCGAGAATTGCTGTCCGGTGCGGGCATGAAGTCCTGCGCGATTTCAGGCAGCGGCATCTTCGTCGATGCCGCCGCCGACGAGACGGTGCGCGCCGCCTTCTTTGCCCAGAGCGCCGACACATGGCGCATCGTTGTGCCGGATTTCGGCACGATCGAAGGGGCGTTCGTCGTCACCTCTCTCGAATATTCCGGCCGGCATGACGGCGAGGCCGCCTATGCGCTGTCACTCGCCTCGGCCGGGGCGCTGAGCTTCGCCGCCGCATGAGCAATCCCGCGCGCGGCGAGGTGACGCTGGAAGCCGGGGGCGAGACTCACACGCTCTGCCTGACGCTGGGCGCACTCGCCGAGATCGAGGCTGCCTTAAGCGTAGCCGGCTTTGCCGGCATGGCCGAGCGGCTGAAGACGCTGTCGGCGGCGGATCTGGCCCTGGTGCTGAGCGCGCTGATGCGCGGGGGCGGGGCGGTGGCGGACCTGACCGCGATCGACCCGGTGCGGGCCGCGAAGGCCGTCGCCGACTGCTTCGAGCGCAGCTTGTGACCGGTCTTCCGTTCGACGCCTGGCTGCGGCTGGCCGCGCGGATCGGCATCCCGCCGCGTGATTTCTGGGCGCTGTCCCTGAAGGAGTGGCGGGCGCTGACGGCACCTTCCGGGCCTGCGCCGCTGGGCCGGGCGGAGCTGGAGGCGCTTCGACATCAATTCCCCGATTGAGCGCATCCCCGGACTTATTCCGGGGCCTACCTGGCGTGCGAACGACCGACGGTAGGTCCCGGCAGGAGACCGGGACAGAAAGGACCATTCCTTCATGACCACAGATACCAACCCCATCGCCGAAGAGGCGGAGCGGGCGGGCGAGGCGCTGCGCGCATTGGCCGACGGACCCGGCACCGAAGCCGCAGAAGCGATTGCCGCTGCCTTCGAACGCGCAGGAACGAGCATCGAAGCCGCACTGGTCCGGGCTGCGCGCACTGGCGAGCTGAGTTTCTCCAGCATCGCGGAAGCGATCCTGCGCGACCTGTCGCGGCTGGCGTCCGACCGGTTCGTGGCCGGGCCGGTCGAATCCCTGCTCGCAGGGCTGACCGGCGCATTGCCGGACCTGAACACAGCCAAGCCGCAAACGGCGGGGGCGCCTCCGGTCACGGTCCATCTCAATCTTCCGGCGGGTGCCGACGTCTCTGCGATCCGCCGCTCTGAAACCCAGATTGCGGCAAGTCTGGCACGCGCGGTTCGCAAGGGGGCGGGACGGATATGACCGGATTTCACGAGGTTCAATTCCCATTCGCCGTCGCGCTTGGCGCGCGCGGCGGACCCCGGCGGCGCACCGAGATCGTTACGCTCGGCTCTGGCCGGGAAGAGCGCAATTCCCCGTGGGCGCAGTCGCGCCGCGAGTGGAATGCCGGTCCCGGGGTCAAGTCGCTCGATGACCTGCATACGCTCATCGCCTTCTTCGAGGCGCGGCGCGGGCGTCTGCACGGCTTCCGGTTCCGGGACCCGCTGGATCACAAGTCTTGCGCGCCGTCGGCGGCCCTCTCGGCGACTGACCAGGTCCTGGGGACCGGCGATGGCAGCACAACAGAATATTCGCTTGTGAAGCATTATGTGAGCGGTGATCACAACCATGTCCGGACGATCGCCAAACCGGTCGAGGGAAGTGTCCGAGTGGCGCTCGACGGCGTCGAGCTTGGCGCCCCTGACTTTGTTGTCGATCCGGCGACAGGGGTCGTGAGCTTCGCGGCACCGCCGCCGGGCGGCGGGGTGATCACGGCCGGTTTCCTGTTCGATTGCCCGGTCCGGTTCGACACCGATGCGCTGGATATCTCGCTCGATGCCTTCGGCGCGGGCGAGGCCGGCGCTGTGCCGCTGATCGAATTGAGGCTCTAGGCCATGCTGACCTTGCCCGAAGCCTTGCAAACCCAACTCGACAGCGGCGTGACGACCCTGTGCTGGTGCTGGCGCGTGACACGCCGAGATGGTGCGGTGTTCGGCTTTACCGAGCATGACCGCGACCTGACGGTGGACGGCGTCACCTGTCGCGCAGCCACGGGGTTTTCGCCCGGTGAGCGCGACGGGAAGGGCGGCCTGACCCCTGACCAGGCGAGCCTGTTCGGCGCATTGAACGCCGCCGCGATCACCGAAACCGACCTCGCAAATGGTCTGTGGGACGGCGCACAGGTCGACGTGCTCCGCGTCGACTGGACCCAGCCTTCGATCTTTGTGCAGACATGGGCCGGAGAGATCGGCGAAACCCGACGCGGAAACACCGCTTTCGAGGCCGAACTGCGTGGCCTGTCGGCCCGTCTGGAACGGGTGACGGGCCGAATTTACTCGCGACTCTGCGATGCCGAGATCGGCGACGCGCGTTGCGGCATTGACCTGGACAGCCCGGCCTTCAAAGCGGCCGGCAGCGTCGGATCTGTCGCTGGAGACGATGTGTTTGCGGCAATCGGCCTTGGCGGATTCGACACTGGTCTCTTCACGCGTGGTCTGCTGACCTGGACCAGCGGTGCCAATGCGGGTGCCGTCAGCGAGGTTCGAGAGCACCGCCTGTCAGGCACCGCGGTTCAAATCCGGGTGATGTCGCCGCCCTTTGTCCCGATTGAAGCAGGTGATGCCTTTCAAGTGCGGGCCGGGTGCGACAAGCGCCATGCCACCTGCCGGGACCGGTTCGCCAACATCGTGAACTTCCGCGGTCACCCCTTCATGCCGGGCAATGATGTTCTCGTCGCCGGGCCGGCCAGCGAAACCGTTCACGACGGCGGCAGCCGGGGCCGTACCCGATGACAATGCGGCATGCGGCACTGGCCGAGGCCCGCACGTGGATCGGCACGCCCTATTGCCACCAGGCGAGCGTGAAGGGCGTCGGCAGCGACTGCCTGGGACTGGTCCGGGGTATCTGGCGAGCGCTTTACGGGCAGGAGCCGGAAGCCTTTCCGCCCTATCCGGCGCGCTGGGATAACGGCGGCCGCGATCTGCTGACCGAGGCCGGGCAACGGTGGCTTATCCCGGTCGATGTCACCGAGGCGCAGCCCGGCGACGTCATCCTGTTTCGGCTCAAACCCGGCGCGCCAGCGCGTCATTGCGGTGTCATCTCGGGTCCGCACACGCTGATCCATGCCTATTGGGGGCGGGCGGTGAATGAAACCGCGATGACGCCGTGGTGGCGCCGCAGGAGTGCGGCGGCGTTCCAATTTCCTTCACAAGTGAAATGATATGGCAGAGCTTCTACTAGGGTCCGCCGGATCTGCGATTGGCGGGGCGTTGGTGCCGGGCGGTATTTCGCTTCTCGGCAGCACGATTTCGGGTGCCGCCATTGGCGGCTTCATCGGGGCGCAAATCGGCGCGGTCGCAGACCGGGCGTTGCTGGCCTCGCTCAACACCGCCCACCGTGAAGGACCTCGCCTGCCGGACCTGCGGTTGCAGGGTTCGACCGAAGGCGCGCCGATACCGCGGCTCTATGGCCGGGCGAGGATTGCCGGACAGGTCATCTGGGCGGCACGGTTTACGGAAACCGGAAGCCGGGAACGTGCCGGGAGCAAGGGCGGCGGACCGACCCAGACCTCCTACACCTATACGGTCAGTTTCGCGGTGGGCCTGTGCGAAGGCCGCATCGACGGTATCGGCCGCGTCTGGGCGAATGGCGCGTTGCTCGACCAGTCGACAACGGACATGCGGGTCTATCAGGGTCGAGAGGACCAGCTGCCGGATGCGCTGATCCAGGCGATCGAGCGCGCGGACAATGCGCCCGCCTTTCGTGGCCTGGCTTACGTCGTGTTCGAGGACTTTCCGCTCGACGACTTCAGTGCGCGGATACCCAATCTCGATTTCGAGGTGTTCCGCCCGGCGCCTCCGGCTGATCCCGATGCGCCGCGTCTGGAAGACATGATCGGCGGTGTCGACCTGATCCCTGCGTCAGGGGAATTCGCCTACGCCACCGAGGCCGTGATGCGCCGGACTGGACCGGGCAAGGATGAGCCGGAGAACGTCCACAATGGTCGCGGCGTCACCGATTTCATCGCGGCAATCGACGATCTCGAGGCGCGTCTGCCCCACTGCCGTTCGGTGCTTCTGGTGTCGTCCTGGTTCGGTTCCGACCTGCGATGCGGCGCCTGCGAGATCCGTCCGGGCGTGGAAACGCGCGAGAAGGTCACACGCCCGGTCAGTTGGGCGGTTGCCGGTCTCGACCGGACGACTGCCGTGCTGGTCTCACAGAACGACGACCGTCCGGTCTATGGCGGCACGCCTGACGATGCATCGGTGATCGCCGCGATCCGCGAATTGAAAGCGCGTGGGTTCACGGTATCGCTTTATCCCTTCATCCTGATGGACATTACGGCAGGGAACGGCTTGCCCGACCCCTACGGCGCAGACGAGCAACCTGCCTTTCCCTGGCGCGGGCGCATCACCTGTTACCCGGCAGCCGGACAGGCTGGGACGGTCGACAAGTCTGCGGGCGCGGCTATGCAGGTCGCAGATTTCTTCGGGACCGCGCAGGCCGCGCAATTCAGCGTGAACGGGGATGCCGTCAGCTATTCTGGACCTGAAGAGTGGCGGTTTCGCCGCTTCATCCTGCATCACGCGGCTCTGGCGAAGATTGCCGGCGCAGACGGGTTCCTGATCGGATCGGAAGTGGTCGCGCTCACCACGGTCCGGGACAGCGCCGATCATTATCCGGCAGTCGATGCGCTGTGCAGCCTTGCCGGCGAAGCGCGCGCCCTTCTGGGGCCGGATGTGCGCCTGTCCTATGCTGCCGACTGGAGCGAGTATTCCGGGCATCGTCCCGCTGATGGCTCGGGCGATGTGTTCTTTCACCTCGATCCATTGTGGTCCCACCCGGCCATCGATGCCGTCGCGATCGACTGGTATGTGCCGCTGTCGGACTGGCGGGACGGGACCGCGCACCGCGACGCCGCGCTGTCGCGCAGCGGCCACGACCTGTCCTACCTGGCTT